ATCACCCATAGAGTTTGTAAGTTTGTCAGGATCAAGATCCATAGACTTAGCAATCTCTCTGATAATATAATCCATTTTTGCAAAAGGTGCAAGCACTGGATTTTGTACAACACCAAGAAACTGCATAAGTCTCTGACTACGAACCTCGTTAGCCATCAAGCTTTCTGTTCCTTCAGCCTTTACAGACAAGTCACCTTTTACACCATCATCGTAGTCAAACTGCATGTTAAAGTGAAAGAAAGCTCTGCCTAGTGGTGCTAACAGATAATCATCTATATTTTTAACAACATTACGTATGCTACCGTTGGCAGCAGACATGAGCATAGAAATACCAGAGGCAGTACGCCCTACACCCTGTATGCCTGTCTGACCATGAGCAAAGGATGGAAAGCCTGTTGACTCATCTGCTAATACTCTTGCTTTGTCGAACATCTGCATGTTCTCGTTAGATACATTCGGGAACTTGGTACCAAAGATAGCTTGACCAGGTGCCCCTCCTTGTCTCCTAAACACTTTGCCTGGATACACAGAGAGGTCTTGCCCTGGGACGAGATTAGTCTCGTCTACCTCTATAAGTAGATTACCAGACAATGCTGCGTTATCTACTGACATTCTCATAAATCCGTTCATAAGATTTTGTGTATCATCCATATTTTCTGCAATACCTACTCCAAAGAATGAGTAAGGGTTTACCTCAAAGGGCACTGCGTAATATGGTAAGATAGAAGGAGTAAATGGATTCATAACAAGACGTAACACTTGTCCGTTACAAACCCAGATGTTTACGGAAACCTGATCTTGGTTTTCTAATTCTTTGGGGATCTCTATGTCGTATTCTTTTAAAAGCTCTGTGTCAACATATCCCCAAAACTCTAACACTGAGTATCTCTCAGCTTTTGTTTCTTGATCAGCTTCTTCCATGACTTGTTCCCACCACTCTTTAGAGTAGGACTCTCCCATGCTGATAGCTGTATCAATAGCGTTTGATCTGAAGAAAGGTCTTTTCTTTAACCCACGCATTTGAGATCTAGACATCTTGTGTCTCTCAACTACGTACTCTGCCTCATCCATGTTGTTAGCGTCTGGATCAGGGTAGAAGTTCCAGATACTTACGCTAGATGTTTGTGGTACAGTTTTAATTGTAGGTGTGTACTCACCATCTTCTGACCAAGAAGGGTATTCCTTATCATAAGCAAATGGACCCTTCATAATACCTGTACCAAACAAAGCAGTTTCAAATGCTGCTATACGTAACTGTTTTCTAGCATTTGATTCTTCTAGTTGGTCATGTATTTTCTTTTCCATCTTTTTAGCTGCAACCATAGCAGGATGGAAAGTAACTTTACTTGGAGTTGTTCCTGGACCATCTTCTATAAGATCTTGCACAGGCTCTAGTTTATTACGGAGTGCTCCAAGTCTTTCTCGTAAATCAATAATTGTCTCACCAGGCTGTAGTCTCATGTCATCTTGCGGTAACGCACCGTCAGACTCTTGAGCCTTACGCATGTTGCTGTCAGTCTCAAAGTTTACAGACTCTGATATACCTTCTGGTAAAACAGTAGGGTTGATAGAGATAGGAAATTTGTTAGAACCAAAGAGTACATCTACAATTTGACCATAAGCTG